TTTACCTTTGTTTTTAGTTGCATAAAAAACTTGTTCTCCTCTTTTTTTACCATATTGTTTTTTCATAGACCTCATTATTTTTTTACCTTTTTTTGTTAGTGGCATTATCGTCTCCCGTCTGGTTGTATATCTAATCTAAAAGTTCCTAACTTCCAACTTTGACTTGTTGATGTATTTTCTACTTTTAATGCAATAGCTCTTGCTCTTGCACGAGTGTCTACTTTTTGTGTGCTAGAAGTTATTGTAAATGGTCCAAGTGATGAACTTGCAGCTGTATCACTTGGAAAATTTCTTAAATTAAAAGTAATTCTTGTATCACCAGTTTGTGATATAAAGTCTGGTATAAATCTTCTTATCTTCATTAAAAACTCACCATCTCCTCTAAGATCTGCTATACCTGTAGATTGTCCTGTAATACCTCTACGTTGACTAATATCAAAATCTCCTGATAGTATATTAGCTGTAATAGCAGTTACTGTTCCACCCTTAACTTGATCAGTTCCTGTTTCGTGTTCATAGTATGTTGTTCTACCCTCTGTGTTGCCCACAACATCAAATGATGTATCTGTACCTGCATCGTATTCTAATGCATGTGGATTACCAAACACTGCAGAGTCCTCCCACATAGTTCTGGCTAAAGTTCCATTTGTCCAAACTGGTCTTTGTGGTGATGAATCAAAATAATTATATGCAACCATTCTGTTTACAACAGAAGATGAGGAAGTTGGATAAAACCACATGACTTCACCAAATAAATTATTTAATCCAGCTGACACCATTTGATTACCAGATTCTAAATTTATATCATTGTAAACAAAATCTTCTACAAGACATGGTAGTGATTCTAGTTTACCAGCGTATCTAAAAAAACCGTTTTCTGACATCCAATACGCAGCACCATCAACTTCAACACAAGCGTTTTGTCCAACAAGTCCACAGTGCGTTCCAACTTGTGCAAATGCAAACGTAAATGGTTGTCCAACAAAACGTTGTGTAAATAATGCTGTGTCAGTCCAAACAAGAATTGCATCTCTACCACGAATTGCTCCTCTGATCTGTGATCCATCAGCCAGTCTTTGTGTGCCAGCTGTATTGGTTGCTGTAGGCACATAAGTGTTGATATCTTCTTGATCAGAAAATCTAATAAACATGTCATCTTGTGTAGATGTATCACCAATTGTTGTCTCTGTTCCAAAAAATACTAAGTGTCTGTCCGGTGTAGATACTAACATGTGTCTTGACGCTGTTGGTGCTCCTGTTATAATTACAGCTCTTGTATTTGTTGCATCTGTTGCAGCAGAATTCCATTCAAATACTGCACTATCATGAATTAAACAAATAGCTTTATCTCCAAAATTATCTAATGACCACATTCCTGGTTCAATAACCAGATCTCCTGATGCAGCTTCACCCCATGCTACAAACTCAGATGTATTTGTAACTGTTGCTGCAGAACTGTGTATTGCAGCTGTTGTTCCTCTTACTTCTCTTGTAACACCTGTTAATTCTTTTGATGCACTAATACCTGTGTAGGATATCTCTTCTGTTCCTATTTTAACAAAGTTTGTACCTGCTGTGGGAAACAGAGCATCGTTAACTAATATAATACCTGTAGTTTGTGAACTATTAATACCTGCTGATAAAGTAGTTGCAGCTGAACCAACATCTTCACCACCCCATGATCCAAGTGACCAACCAAAACCTTTTGCTTGCACAGCTGGACCCACAGGATAGTAATGTTGTACTCTAATACCACCTGATGTTGTTGCACCAGATCCTGTTTCATTTGATGGCATTGTAATTGTAAGAGTTGTTGCTGTTGGCACAGATGTTACCATAAATTTTTTATTATTAAAATCAGATGCTCCAAAATCAGAGTTTGTTATTGCAGAAAAATTATCTAATAATATGATATCTGATGCCGATATATTATGATCTGATGAAAAAGTTAAAGTTACTGCTGCTGATCCGTTGGTCGTGCTGAATGCACTTGTAAGCGTTGTTGTAGTCTTAATGGGATGTATGTCATAAAACGCACCTCCAGAGTATGCATATAAAATTCTATTTGTGCCTATAATTGCATATTTTCTAGCTGAGCTATTAACAAAATGATGTAATCCACGACCTGCGCCTGTAAGATTATCTGATCCTAATTGTGACCAACCACCTATTTTTTCAGGTGTCCCATATCTAAATCTAACATTATCACAATCAACCCACTGACCCTCTGCTCCAGTTTCTGTGACTTGTTTGTTAATACCTGGCTGAAAACCTATCTTTTGTAGCATAATAAATCCATATATAGCAAATTTACTACTTGTTTAACAGAATAAAAGCACGGGGGTGTGGTGTGGTGGATCCCCCGTACCAACGTAAATAATAGACTATTTTTTAGGTTTAGTCAACTTAACACCTTTAAACCAAGCAGGTAGACCCACTAAAGATCTTTTATCTAATTCGTTCTCTTTAGCATTTTTAGATCCTGCTCTATTATAGTGTAAGAATACTTGCCCACAATTTTTACCTGTAAATTCTTCTCGCCAGTGTTCTAAATCACAACCAGAATATATTAACATGTCTCCTGGTTTTAAATCTACTTTAATACCTGCTTGACCAGTTCTACCTGTAGGATCAAGATATATAGGCCACGGGTCACCACCTAAATTTAGCGTGGTAGATATTTCACAAGAGTACCTATCTTTGTGACGAGCTAAAACATCACCTTGTTTATATATTCTTGCGTATGAGTATGTTTCACTTAATTTTAATTTTGTGTGTTTTTCCATTACAGGCTTTACTTCTTTTAACAAAGTTTCCATCGCAATATCTGCGTAATTTGAATATGTATTAGGGACTTGTTCATCATTCCATATGCCCCAATATTCTGTAAAGGGTGAAATATATTTTGTATCAAACAAAACTCTTGCAACATTTCTTTTATTCAAAAAATATTTATAAACAAAATCTGCTATCTCTTTTGAGATGGCATTTTTTAAAACAGTATATTTATTTTTTTTGAACGACATTTAATACTCCTTTTGGTATAGCTTGACAATTCCAATGTATAAATCTAAACGGTTCATAACCCATGTCTACAATATATTGATGTGGCATGTATGATGGAAAAAATATAGTTCTTCCCGGTTTAACTTTATAATTAACCTGTGAAGATGCATATGTTATTTTTGATTTATCTTTTTCTGGTAAAAGATTCATTACATTACCAGGTCTTGGATCTTCAAATACTGGTGTAGACGTAGCCTCACTTGCTTTTAAAAAATAAAACCCAGACATATGTCCGTTCCAATGTGTGTGTAATGCATGGTGTCCTGCACCTTGTTTAGCAAACTCTTGAACCCACATTTCTGTAACAAATAGTTGATAGTGTGTTAAATCAAAACCCATTTCTTCTAATAAATTATGTGAAGTTGCACCCACGTAATTTTGTAATTCTAAAAATTTAGGGTCATTTATCAAAGATGTTGAATGAAATACATGGCCCATATCTCCTTTATCTCCAAATTTTTTATTTCTTTTATCTATTGTTTTTTTTAAATTTTTTTTAGATTGTTTTATATAAGGGTCAGAAGCTTTGTTTAATTCTTTAACAAAACTAGGTTCATCATTATACCAAATAGGACATTTAAATACGTCCTCTCTAAATAATTTTTGTGGAAAAGTTTTCATTTAAATGGCCATCCTAAATTCCAAATAACTAAACTATTACGTTCTCCACTTTTAACTGGACAAACTCTATGCCACACAAAAGAAGGAAACACAACTAAAGATCCTTTGGGTAATATTTCTTTACATTTCACAATATTAGGTTTTTTGTCAGGATCTAAATTTCTAAAGTCAAACTCTAACTCACCACCTTTATATTCTTTTGGATCTGATAATGTAACTGTTACAGATAACTTTCTAATTTTACCATGTGATGGATCATTTTGATCTTCTCTTATATAAGGTTTATCCCAACTATCACAATGCCAATCATAATACTGCCCTTTTTTATATTTTGTAAATTGACAAGACTCAGACCAATTCCATTCAAAATTCCAACCTGCATTTTGATTTGCTTGATTAATGTATGGTTGTATCTCTTTGTATATCCATCTGTCATTCATCCATACAATACTAGAATCTCGTTTTGTTTTTAAATCTTTTATTTCTTTTTTATTTAATTTTTTATTACCATACCCACCAGTGACTGCCATCTGATCTTGAAGTTGATGACCATATTTTATAATATCATCACAAATACGTGAAGGTATTGCTGATTGAAAAAACCAATAGTAATTTGTTAAATTCATATTCTTTCTTTTACCACCATAAAAACAATATATATGTTTTTATGAAACTGTCAATGTTCCGGAAACTGTAAACGTAGCTAATTTAGCACCACTAGGATGAGTCCCAGTTGAATTTGTACAAGGTGTTACTGCGAAAGTAACTGCACTTGGTCCACTTACAATAACAATACCAGAACCTCCTGTTCCACCTATATTATTACCCGAACCTGGTTGTCTTCCAGCACCACCACCGCCACCTCCTGTGTTAGCAGTTCCAGCAGTACCATTAGCTCCCTTACCGCCATTTCCACCACCACCACTTCCAGCGGAACCTGCAGGACCTACTGGTCCAAAATTTCTTGCACCACCACCGCCACCACCAGCGTAAACAGTACAAGAATTATTTATATTATTTGTTACACCTGCTCCGCCTGTTATTGTAGAGCCAGCTGCACCTGCTCCACCACCACCGCCACCACGTTCATCTGGCGAAGATTCTCCACCTGTATTACCTTGAGGAGGACTCACTGGAGGAGTGTTTCCTGCTCCACCTCCTGGTTGTCCTTGTCCTGATCCACCACCAGAACCACCTGCTACACCAGAACCAGATCCACCACCGCCACCACCACCGGCTGATGTAATTGTGCTAAAAATTGAACTATTTCCTGAAGTTCCATTTCCAGTGGTTTCTGGATTTCCATTAAAACCTGATCCACCTCCACCAATTGTTATAGGATAACTTGTTCCACTTAATGCAGAAAAAGGTAATGATGATCCTTGTAAAGGAGATGGACCAAAACCAGATGCTCTATAACCACCAGCTCCTCCAGCTCCACCACCATTACTATTAGAGGCACCACCTCCGCCACCAGCAACCACTAAATAATCTAAACTGTATGAAATAGGTGCTTCAGGCCATGTTCCTTGTGTAACTTTACTAAATTGACTTTGTATTGACCACACACCAGTTGCTTTACTTAATTCTTTTACTACTACAATTCCTGAACCACCTGCTCCGCCTGGAAAATTTGATGCGGGAGAAGTTCTTCTTCCTGAACCTCCACCACCTCCACCAGTGTTAGCACATGCTGCTGATCCTGCAGCTCCTTTACCACCTGCTCCTCCACCACCAGATCCAGCTGCACCTGCTGATCCTGATTGATCACCTTTTATTCCACCACCTCCACCACCTGCATAAGTTGTACAATTTATTGGAGACGAAAGTCCTGCTCCACCTGCTCCTGAGTTTCCTGAAGGACTGCCAGGAGTTCTTGTAGACGCAGATCCAGCAGCATTTTTACCACCTCCACCACCAGCTGACACAAAGTTACCAGCACCGCCATCATTTCCTTGACACGCAGTTCCAGATCCTCCCGCACCTGCACAACTATTACCACCACCTCCACCACCAGAACCACCTGCTTGTCCTACGTTAGTAGAGTTGTCTTCACCTGATCCACCACCTCCACCACCAGATGATGTATTGCATGCAAATACAGAATTAGATCCTGTAGTTCCTTCAGCACAACCTGGTGCTGATCCTTCGGGTCCTGTTCCTGAAGCCCCACCAGCACCAATTGTTGCTGTATAGGATGTATTTCCACAAACATTAATTTCTTTACAAATAAAACCACCGGCACCGCCGCCACCGCCACCACCACATCCAGCTGCGCCACCGCCACCACCTGCAATTATAGAGGCTTGAACAACTCTAGTTCCAGGTTGTGTGGTTAATGACCCTGTAGAGGTTTTAGATGTAACAGTACATTTTCCAAACGAAGCTACATTCGTTTTTCCAATTAATCCTCCGTTACCTGTTCCGCCGCCTCTTGGCATTATGTCCTCCTATGCGGACACCCAAGATGTGCCGTTCCAGTCGTATACTGTTTTAGGATCCGCTGTGTCGTTTGATTTTGTTGCTTCCCAACCTTTGGTGTTGTCAGCTTGATATTTTGTATCGTTCCATGAAATTCTGTATATCCAAACAATGGGATCTTCACCATCATTAACAATCGTTGGATAAGAAATTGGTGCTTGCCAATTATCATCTGCATCTAAAGACCAAGATTTATAAGGTTGTGGTGCTATAAATTTATCTTTTGTGGAATCATAAACATAACCAATACCTGCGTATTGTTTTCTAAAATTATGATTATAAGAAGTTTGTTTCCAAGTGCCACCTCCAAAAAAGTTAAAACACCATGTTTCACCATCAACATGCATATCATTAGCAGCTATAGTTCCATTGTTTGCAGGAATATCATTTCCCACAACAACCACTCTTTCTACAACTTGATGCGTATCAGAAGTGAAACCAGTTGGATCTACTTTTGATTTTAGTTCTGCAAAATGTGCCATTTTATTTTCTCCTTAAAATATTTTATACCAATTTTATGTTAAAATCCAGTCCAATCTCCCTTAACAGCTAAATCATATACTTCTTCTAAACTCCAAATTCCAGGGGCCGAAGCGGGTATGCTAACAGATGGTTCTTTAACAACAACTATACCTGAACCACCAGCTGCTCCTAACATGTTTGTTCCAGATGGACTTGGTGATCCACCTGATCCTGCTCCACCAGCTCCACCACCTGTATTAGCAGAACCTGCATTTCCTGGAGTTCCTCCAGTTTTATTACCTGGCCCACCAGCACCGCCACCACCAGCTCCACCAGATCCTCCTGTAGAAGTTGAACCTGGGCCAAAAGCATTAGCAAAAGCTCCACCGCCACCACCACCTGCGTATGTTACATCAGAACCTGTAATTGTATTTGGTGCACCTGCACCTCCATTTGCTCCAGGAGAAGATGGAAAAGTTCCTCCAGGGTGAGCTGATCCTGCAGCTGTTGCACCTCCACCACCTGTTCCTCCAGAACCATTATTAGGTGCTCCTCCAGCATTACCTTGAGAGGGACTTACTGGGGGTGTATTACCTGCTCCAGGTGAACCACCTGTGTAAGATGTTCCACCACCAGAACCACCAGCTTGACCAGCAGAGTTTTGTCTACCTGCTCCTCCTCCTGCTGCTGTTAAACAAAATGCAGATGAATTATTTCCGTTACCACTATTGTTATTTGGAGGATTAGCACTACTTCCTCCAGCGCTACCACCACCCCCTACAGTTATAGTATAACTCGTATCTTTTGTAACTGGAACAGCACTACCTCTAAGTGGACTAGGTCCAAAACCTGATGCACGATAACCTCCTGCACCTCCACCTCCTGCAGAAACAGTACATCCTCCAGCTCCAGCAGAACCTCCTCCACCACCAACAATTAAATAATCAACGTTAGCCGTTGCTTGTGCTGTAAAAGTTCCTGATGAAGTAAAAGAAGTTACTTTTGCTGATAAACATGAAGCAGCAGTGACTGTTTGAACTGGTCCAATTACTCCGCCGTTTCCTTGCGCCATAATTTAAACCTCCTACGCGTCGTCTAATATTTCATATGAGATGAATAAATCTAAATCTGAGGCAGCACTTGCACCACCTTTTAAAACATCACCTTCCATTAGATAAATAGGTGTGTCTGATAAAACTAATGTTGCATCAGCTGGAACTGAAACTGTTTTTGCTAAATAAACTGTTGCATCAGCTCCTGTTGGCGTAATTCCAGTTGCACCAGCAGTTGTTAAGCCATCAACAAAAAGATCCACAGTAGCTGCGTTTGTTCCATCAACGTTAGCAACTGTGATTCTATTTATTTTTAAAATTTTATCTGAATCTACTGTTAATAAAGTTGCAGTAGCAGTAGCAGATAAATTAAATCCGAGATTACCACCTACGATCGATGATACATTTACTATATTTGGGTTTGCCATAATTTACTCCTTTTAGCCGAAAACGATTGCCATTGCAATAGCTTTTCCTGTGGTTATTCCTGCTGTTCCAAAACTTAAAGTTCCAGAACCATTTGTAATTAGGGCCTGATTTGCTGACCCATCAGCGTTTGGAAATGTAAGTCCATCAAGAACAATATTTCCTGATCCGTTTGGTGTAATAGTAATATTACCATTTGCACCGTCTACGATCGTAATTACACCTGAATTTGTTCCTGAATTAGTATCTAAAATAAGGTTGTGAGCCCCACTAGAAGTTATTGTTGCATCTGCTGAACCTGTTCCAACTTTTGTTTCACCAGTTCCTTTTGGAATTAAAGCAACGTCAATATTAGAATCATCTCCAGTCGCTGATATACTAGGTGCATTACCTGTTGCAGCATTTGTAATATCAAATTGATTTACAGCAGATGATGTTGTTTGAAATATAATTTGTTCATTTCCATTTTCATCATTAATTCCATGTGCATCATCAAAAGCTATGTTAAAACTATTAGTATCTAAATCACCGCCTAATTGTGGTGAAGTATCATCAACAACATCTGATATACCAGTTCCAATTGCAAGTGTTTTAATATCTGGGTTAGTGCTATCATTAGCTGCAGCGAAAACTATTTTATCACCTTTATCTGTTGCTGAAAAAGTAAACGTGGATCCTGAACCAGTCGCATATTTAAATTGAACTGTGTGTGATCCTGAAGTTGAGTTTCTTAAAATATAAAAATTTTGTGCATCATTTGGAATTGTTACAATTTGATTTCCAGAAATAGTTCCTGTAAACTCAATCATTCTGTGAGCCATAACAGCACCAGTTGATCCATCAGAAACTGACAATGCAGTTGTTTGTGCTCCACCAGCAATACTTTGCTGAGTAAACCCACCAGATATTTGTTCAATAAGTTCTAAGTTGGTATTAGTTTTTGTTCCCCATGTACCGGCGTTTTCACCAGTTGCTTGAAGCTCAATACCTAAAGGTGTAAAAGTTGATGCCATAAATTTTTCTCCTATGCAGCGTCAGTATAACTTGTATTTGATCCAGTTGCAACATTTGAATACGAGCCGTTTGAGCCCGTAGTCTTATTAGAGTATGACGTATTTGATCCCGTAGCTTCATCAGAATACGACGTATTCGAGCCTGTTGTTCTATCACTATACGATGTATTTGAGCCGCTGTCAATATTAGCATAATGTTGTATTCCTAGTATTCCTAAGTTTGAAGTAATCGCGTCTAAAATTAAACCTTGTGAAATATCATCAATAGTAAACGATCCTACAGCTGATGTTCCAGCTTGACCAGACAAACCAACTGACATGTCATCTACAGTTACAGAACCAACAGCAGATGTAGCTTCAACACCTGTTACATCAATTATTTGTGCGTCATCAATTGTTAAACTACCTATGCTAGTGGTTGCTGAAATACCTGTAATTTCTGCTGGACCAAACTCTAAACCTAAAGTGCCTACGTTGAATGAGGCAGATACTCCTGATATGGCTGCTGGACCAAACTCTAAACCTAAAGTTCCTAAAGTTGTTGTGGCTACTTGACTTGTAATATCTGGTGTTGAATCAATTTGTAAAGTTGTAGTTCCTAAAGCTGTAGTTGATTCTTGCCCTGATACACCAACTGCATCTGCTGGAGCTATTGTGCCAACACTTGCAGTTGCAGCTATACCTACTGCAGGTATAACTTGATCAGGAGACTCGCCCCAAGAATTATCATTCCAACCATCTCTACCCCAACCAACTAAGGTTCCTGAGTAAGATAAAGTTGGTGTTGCAAAATCTGATTGTACTCCAGTTAATTCTGCACCTATACCTATCGAAATCTCACCAACTTGACCTCTCATTATTTTGAGAAGTTGATCTCCTGTTGGTGGATCCGGAATCATTTCTAAAGGAACACCAATACCATGAACAGCTGTTCCTAAAGTGGTATCTGCTTGTTGACCAGATAACTCATAACTTACTTCAGTTACTAAAGAGCCAACAGAAGATGTTGCTTCTTGATCTGTTAAAGTTCCTGAAAAATCTACTTGTACTGAAGAAGAACCAAGAGAAGAAGTTATTTCTTGATCTGTAATTGTTGGAGTAGAATCTAATCGTATTGAAGAAGATCCAATACTTGTTGTTAAAGATTGACCATCAAGAGTGATTGTTTGATCAGAAAGATCTCCCCAACCACCAGCACCATTCCAAGCCTGTGCTCCCCAACCTGTTTTTAAAGTTGTATCTTCATTCCAATTAGCTTGGCCCCAGGTGAACCTGCCCCATCCTGAAGTAGTCGACATGGTCGACCTCCTACGCTATACGAATGATTGCGTTACTTGCGTCTGCTGTTGGAAATTGAATTGTAAATGTTCCGCTAGAAACTGTTTTGTCACCACCAAAAGCGATAACAGCAACAGCTTTGTTAGACTGAGAAGAGTTATAAATTAATGCACCATTAGCTGTGAAAGATGCTGAAGTAAAACTTACGTCTGCAAAATCACAAAATGCAGTTGTTCCAGACGTTGTTGGTGTAACGCTTGTTAAAGTTGCACCACCTGAACTATACGCAGATCCTGATGTATTTGAAATTTCATTTGATGTTGAGAAAGCAGTTGTTCCAGCACCTAAAGAGGCATCACTTGTATATAAAGCTATTTTAAAAGTATTACCACTAGAAGCAGTAAAATTGTGTGTACCCACTAAAATTTCTTGTTTAAAACTTGTACAAATCGCCGATGATATAGCCATAATTTTTCTCCTATGGGTTTGCTGATCTAACTGGTATACGAATAGCACCATCAGTGTAGTCGTCTCTTCGTCTTCTACCAACTTGCTCGTTAGCAAACTTTTGTACTTCCTGTTTATATTTATTTTCATACAAAGTCAACATGTCTATCGGGCCTTTTAAAAAACTATATGTCTCTGATAAACAGCAGTATAACAATCCATTTGGAAAGTTAAGACTAATGTAATTAGTGTCATCGTTCTCTAATAATGCGGGTGCTGCATTATAGTGAACTCTAAATGAATAGGTAGCATCAGGAACGGGAGCGAACATTATTCTTCCAGAAGTGGTATCAGACTCTCCTGTTGCACCACCAAACATAGCGTAATATTTAGGTTGTCCTCTTTTAGCAGACTCAGTTGATGGAATATATTCTTGTAAATATGAAATATCTTTTTTTTCTAAAAATATATTGGCACCTGTAGTAGCGGAAGTAGAGTCATAAACTTGTAAAGCTCTAATAAAAACTGCTCCTGCTGGAGCATTAATTGTTTCTTGACCTACTACTAAATTTCCTGTTTGTTGTTTTCTATCTGCATCTATTGGTACATCTCTAAAAATTCTATATTGTGCATTTAAAATAATATTTTCTAAAACACTATCTGACAAGACAGTTGAGTCTACTTCTGTATAACTTCTAATCTGTGTCTTTAATCCTGATGCACTTAATCCAGCCATTAGTTTACTCCTGCTATTTCTCTACAAATAAAACAACTTTTTTTATATCTATTGTGAGTCCCACATTTCCACTTTTCTGGTTCTGTTTTAACTTCTTCATACAAAACAAGATGTGGATCTTGTTTTTCTGGTTTAAATTTATTTTTTATCCAATTCCAAATTTTACTAATCATGGTGTTATCGTAACTGGTCCTGCAGACACAGTTGGTCCTCCTGCTTCTTCTGTTATACTAGGAGTTGAACCTAGTGTAAACGTATATTTATTTGTTGTAGTTACTGTTATACTAAAACCTGAAGAGTTTTCGTAGGTTGTAAAAGCTACACCTCCAGGGCTTCCTTGAACGTTTCTAAATCTTACTGTGTCTCCTGAAGTTCTTCCATGATTATTTTCTGTTACAGTTATTGTTGTTGATGATGCTGTAGTAGAAAAAGGATTATTACCTAATAGGACAGCAACAACTGGCTCTACTCTATCTGTTCTAACATTTCTTAAAGATATACCATCTGCACCATGTGGTTTAGGTTCTAACTGTGGTTGCTTAGCTTCGTATTCTGAAACATGAACTAGTGATCCATTCCACTCTTTTAACATCTCTTTATATGGAAACTCCACACCTGATCTATCTGATATTGCTTTTGCGTATTTACCTGTTGCGTATTTAGACATTATGTTCCTGGGTAATATGCTTTTGGTGTTATATGTGTACTAGATGCAGAGCCATCTTCTGCTAATGCTCTAGCAAATTCATCTTCGTAATATAATTTCATTTGTTGAATTAGTTGTGGTTGATATTTTTGTGCAAGATAAAATGCTAAACCTGATATCATGCACGGCACAAATCTAAATGGCACGTCAGTTGCATTTGTATAATCTCCAATATCTTGAATTCTTTTTATGTAGTAAAAATGCATATCTTTAGATGCGTTAGTAGAATCTGGTGTAGGATAAATTTGTATACTAACGTGATCTATAAATCTTTGAACAAAATATTGATTAGGTGTGCCTTTAGAAAGTTTATTTGAAAAACCTCCATAAGTTGATCTATCAACTTTTGTCATCGGACTATCTGATTGTGTGGTTTGCGTTCTATTAGATCTTAAATGTGCTTCAAGAACATCGGATATTCCATATACACCATTTGGAGTTGATGTAGCACTTGTGCCATCAGAACTAGCTCTAAAAAATTTATATTCTGCTTGCCCTTCAATCAGATCTAAATCAAGTTCATCTATCTCCCAATAGTGAATACCTCTGTTACCCCACTCTTGAAATAAAATATTAAGAGATCTTCGAGCTGATTTCATTTGATAACCAGCTACAGAATTTAAACCAATACGTTCGAAAGC